AAAGCTCATCAATGGTGTGTGTTATTTGCGCAATGGGAAAAGAAACCATCGGAGATGACGGCCGCGTATTTCGGGCAACTCCGGTATTTGGGTTCCGAATTGGGACTCGACCCGGCCTCGCGGGCGCGGTTGGGCGGTAATGGCAAAAAAGAAAAGCCGAAAAAAGCCTCCTACTTCACCTGATCGCACCACGGCCTTTGCGCGCGGTGTAGTTGCCGATAGGATCGTTGCCGGGCCGGACGTTTACAATGCTTGCGTCCGTCATCTGGACGATTTGGAAAACGGGCCGAAACGCGGGCTTGTCTGGGACATCGAAGCGGCAAACCGGGTCATCGGGTATTTCCCAGATGTGCTAGTGGTCGACCGGGTGGCCGGCGACAATTTTAGTGGCGATACCAAGCCGTTTGATCTGATTGACTGGCAAGCCTTCGTCGTTGGGTCGTTGTTCGGGTGGAAAGCGCCGGATGAGTCGCGACGTTTCCGGATGGCCTTTGTCGAGACGGGCAAGGGCAGCGGGAAAAGTCCGATGGCCGCTGGGGTTGGCCTCTACATGCTGACGGCAGACGGAGAGTCCCGCGCGGAAGTGTACGCTGCGGCGACCAAAAGAGATCAGGCCAAGGTGTTGTTTCGGGACGCTGTGGCGATGGTTAATGCCTCGCCAGAGCTTGACGAACTTTTGCATATGTCCGGCGGCACCGAAAAACATAACATCGCCTATCTGCGCAAGGGATCTTTCTTCAGGCCGATATCGACGGATGACCGGGGGAAGGGCCAGTCCGGTCCGCGCCCTCACTGTGCATTGCTGGATGAGATTCACGAACACCCGACCAACGCCATGGTTGAGATCATGCGCGCCGGCACGAAGGGTAGGCGGCAAGCGCTGATCTTCATGATAACGAACAGCGGTTCGGATCGGGAGTCCGTCTGCTATAACTATCACGACTACGCGGTGAAGGTCTGCGCAGGTGATATTGAGGATGATTCGTTCTTCGCGTTCGTTTGTAGTCTTGATGAAGAGGATGATCCGCTGCACGATCCGTCGTGCTGGCCAAAGGCAAACCCGTCGTTAGGGCTTACGTTCCAACCGAAGTATTTGGAAGAGCAAGTGCGGCAGGCGCTGGGGATGCCGTCGAAACAGAATCTTGTGCTGCGGCTCAATTTCTGCCGCTGGACGGACGCGGAGTCGGCGTGGATCGGGCGCGATGCGTGGCTGGCGTGCGAGCGCGACATGGACAGGGAGTCCTTCAAGGGCCGGAAGTGCTACGGCGCGTTGGACCTGTCCGGTAGACGGGACTTGACTGCATATGCCGAGGTCTTCCCTAACGATGACGGCACGCTTGACGCCTTTGTCGAATTCTGGACTCCCAAGGACACGCTGAAGGAACGCGAAGATCAAGACCGCGCGCCGTATCTGAAATGGGTGCAAGATGGTCATCTGCATGCGATACCTGGCAAGGTCATCGATTACGCGCACGTCGTGAAGCGCCTGGGTGAGCGATCAGCAGAAGTCGAGATCGCCGAAACGGCCTATGACCGCTGGCGCATCGAAAACCTGAAAGCCGATCTCGACGAGCAAGGGGTAGATCTGAACCTCGTCGAATGCGGGCAGGGATTCAAGGACATGAGCCCGGCCGTCGAGGCTATCGAGGAAGTAATTTTGAACGGGACGCTGAGGGTCCACATCAATCCGGTGCTGCGCTGGAACGTCGCGAGCGCGGTGTTGGAAGAGGACGCCGCGGGCAATCGCAAGTTCACCAAACGCAAGGCGACGGGACGGATTGATGGAATCGTTGCATTGGCTATGGCCGTGCGGCTGGCGATGTTGAATCAGGAAAAGCCGATAGAGCCCTTCGTGATGTGGGCCTGAACCGGAGGATATGAATGGGGCTCTTGTCCGGCCTTCGTACATTGCTTGCCGCGCGCCGGACGCAGCCCAACCCGGAATTTTCCGGCGAGCGCGTGATCTGGTTGCCCAGCAAGCATCTCGGCGGTATCCGCATGACGCCGGACGAGGCCTTGCGTCTCTCGGCCGTCTGGGCGTGCGTGACCGTCATATCGAAAGCGCTGGCTTCGTGCGATTGGGAAGTCTTTCTCGAGCGCGACAATGGAGATCGTATCCCGCGCCGGCAACTGATGACCTATCGGTTGCTGAACGATAGCCCGAATTCAGAGACGGGTGCCTTCAATTTCATGGAGGCCATGTACATCCAGGCGTTGGTCTGGGGAAACTTCTACGCCGAGATAGAGAAGGATCGAGGTGGCAGGCCGGTTGCGTTGTGGCCGCTGGCGCCGGAGCGCTGCACGTTGGAACGTGAAACGGATAACCGCCTTGTCCTGGTGGTGAGAAACCGGGGCGACGGAGAGTCGGTTCTGGACTATGGCGAAGAGGTCTTTCACGTACATGGCCCCGGTGTGGACGGGCTGTCGGGATTCGACACCGTAACAATGGCGGCGCGAACGCTGGCCCACTCTGCAGCGGCGGAAAGATTCGGGCAGTCGTTCTATCACAACAACACGCAACTTGGCGGGATGCTGTCGTTCGATCAAAACCTAAACAAAGAGGCCCGCACGTCGGTGAAGGAAGCTATCGAAGGTGGCCATAAAGGATCGGACAAGGCGTGGGGCCTGCTGGTTCTCGATAATGGGCCGAAGTATCATAGCTTCGGCACCGAGCCGGAAAAAGCCCAGTTCATCGAAACGAGGTTCCTGCTCATTGAGGAAGTGTGCCGAATCTTCGGCGTTCCGCCACACAAGGTGGCGCATCTGCTGCGTGCGACATTCAGCAATATTGAAGAGCAGTCTATTGAATTTGTCCGCGATGCGCTGACGCCGTGGGCGGAGCGTGCCGCACAAGAGGTCAACCGGAAACTGCTGCGCCCGTGGCCTGCCATTCGCGCCCGTCTAGATCTGGAATGGGCGGCGGAGGGTAACGCCAAGTCGAAAGCGGAAACCGATGCGATCCTGGTCTCTAACGGAATTATCAACCGCAATCAGGCGCGCAAACGTCGCGGTTGGAACAACGGCGGCCCGGACCTCGACAAGTACACCGTCCAGGTCAACATGACGACGCTTGACAAGATAGGTGTCGATGCTCCCGTTGCCGAACCCGCCGACGATGCAGCTTTCGCTTTGTTCCGCATGGCCGCGCTCAAGGCATTAAACCGCCGCACGCGCATGGCCGAGCAATACCTGGAAGTAGGCGGGTGCGATGCTGGCCGTCTTCGCGATGCGGTTGCGCACGAAAACGGGGAACAAGCGCGTTACCTTGGCAAGCTCGTAGGCGAGTGCTTGGCGGCGCTCAGCATACAGAGCGAGCCCGCTGGTATCCGCGAGGCCCTTGTAGATTTTATCAAAGAAGATGCCGCAATGTTTTTCGCGGCCTTCGACAATGAGACACAAACCCTCGGCCAGTGGTGCGATCCCGAATTCCGCGCCGATGAAATCGCGAAAACGCTGACAACATTGATCAGAAGGTGATCGCCATGGTGGTAGCAGTAGAATCTCTGGAAAGCGAACCAGAAAGCGAACCAGTGATCAGCCCGCTGAACGAGCGTCGATATGGCCGGTTTCAAGTTTCGGAGGAGTTAATTCGACACAACTTTCCCGGAACTGAATCCGTGTTTCATGGAATGATTGTTCTTCGTGCGGAACGTCGTTTTGATATAGATGCGGTGGAATATACCGCGTGCGGCCAGATGTTTGATAAGGTTTCGTTGGGGGAACAAGCCCCGGAATATCGCGTCTTGGTTACAGAGGAAACAACGCCGGAAGGCGTATCAGTGAACGTATCTTTTGAGAAGTGGAGGTGACCGCCATGTTCAACGGTCCAGTCATACCTCTCCGCCCCGCGAACCGGGAGCGGCCCTATGAAATCAAGGCGCAGGACAAGACCGGCGAAGTCTACCTGTATGATGTTATCGGCGATTCGTGGGAAGGCACCACGGGCAAGCAGTTTGCCGACGATCTGAAGAAGATCGGCAGGGTCGATACCCTGAACGTCTACATCAATTCGCCCGGCGGCTCCGTGTTCGACGGCACCGCAATCCACAACGTGCTCAAGCGGCATTCGGCGCGGAAGATCGTCTACATCGACGGCCTCGCGGCCTCGATTGCTTCCGTGGTTGCCATGGCTGGCGACGAGATCAGAATCGCAGCCAACGGCATGATGATGATTCACGATCCGTGGGCAATCGCCATGGGATCGGCGGTGGATTTCCGGAAGATGGCCGATAGTCTCGACAAGGTGAGAGAGACAATCCTGACCAGCTATGTCGAGCGGACCACATCCGAGGAAGACCAGTTGAGCGAATGGATGACGGCAGAGACGTGGTTCACCGCCGAGGAAGCGGTTGAGGCCGGTCTTGCCGATGTTATCACGGAAAAGGTCGCCATGGCCGCGCTCGCCAGGCACGACCTGTCGGCTTTTCAGCATGTGCCCGAGCCTCTGGCGAAGGCAGCCGAAGAAGCCAAACCCGAATACCAGGAGGGCCGGCCGCACCCGACCGTTGCCCTCATGGAAGCGCGCCTGTTGAAGCGCAATCACGGGCGCGAAACCGCCTGAACACACGACGCCCGCGCTGTGAAGCGCCGGCTATCCTTAGAAGGAAATAAATCAATGAACGTTATCAGCAAGATGACGGAGCTTGAAGCGTATCTGCGTGAGAACGCCAGCATCCGCACCCTGATTTTCAACGACGGCACCAAGGTCGACGAGCTTCGCGATGAACTCGTGACCCTTTCCGATCAGGCCAAAACCCTTCAGGCCACGGCCGACGCCGAAAAGCGCGGCTTGTCCGATGAAGAGAACACGGAGATCGAGAAGATTTTCGCACGCTTCGAATTCGTCGAAGCGGAGATCGATCGCCGGGAGAAGATCGCGGACACGGAGGCCCGCATTGCCGAGCCTCTTGGCCGTAAAACCGACCCCGACGATGTGGCGGCTTCGTCCGATCCCGATCACAAGGGAACGAAGCGGCGCACCGTAGCGGCCCGCCCCCGCGATACAGCGGATGTGGGACGTCACGGCTTCCGGTCGTTCGGCGAGTTTGCCCAGTCCGTCAAGGCCGCGGTTCGTGCGGCGCCTGGGGGGCTCGATCCTCGCCTCACGATGAATGCCCCGACCACGACCTCAACCGAGGGTGTCGGTGCTGACGGCGGTTTCGCAGTGCCGCCTGACTTCCGCACGGCGATCACGGAGAAGGTCATGGGCGTCGATAGCCTGCTGGCCCGCACCGACCAGCTCACGTCCGCGTCCAACTCGATCACGTTGCCGAAAGACGAAACAACGCCGTGGCAATCGACCGGCGGTATTCAGGCGTTTTGGGAAGGTGAAGGATCTCTGATCACGCAGTCCAAGGTCGCCCTGGAGCAAACCACGATCCGCCTGAACAAGCTGACGGCTTTGGTTCCGGTCACCGAGGAACTTCTGGAAGATGCGTCGGCGCTTTCCACCTACATCAATCGGAAGGCACCGCAGAAGTTCGACTACAAAATCCAGAACGCCATCATCAATGGCACCGGTGCCGGCCAGCCGAAGGGCATTCTTGCGTCCGATGCCTTGGTGGAAGTCGCCAAGGAATCGGGCCAAGTGGCCGATACCGTTCTGGCGCAGAACATTACGAACATGTGGGCGCGCATGTATGCGCCCAGCCGTTCGAATGCGATCTGGCTGATCAACCAGGACGTCGAGCCGCAGCTCGATTATCTGCAAATGCCGGGAACCAACCCGACGGCACCGTTGTTCATGCCGGCGGGCGGCTTGTCGGCCTCTCCGTTCGCGACTCTCAAGGGCCGCCCGGTCGTACCGGTCGAAGCTTGTAAGACGCTCGGCGATGTCGGCGATATCATCCTTGCCGATCTGACCCAGTACATGACCGCCATGAAGACCGGTGGAATCCGGCAGGACGTGTCCATGCACCTGTGGTTCGATTATGACACGCTGGCCTTCCGGTTTATCCTGCGGATGGCGGGCTTGCCGTGGTGGGGCTCGGCGATCCAACCGGCGAACGGGTCCAATACCCTGTCGTGTTTCGTTTCCCTTGCAGCGCGCGGTTAGCGTTAGGCAGTGGGGCGGCCTTTCGGGGCTGCCCCCTTTCCTTGAAAGGAGAATTCCATGTTCACGAATCTACTGCCGAGCGAGGTCATCGATTGCGTCGCTGCTGTCGATCCCGATGCTTACACGCAGGCGGCCGTGTCGAGCGGTTATGCCGACATGTCCGATTACGAAGCCTTGCTTGCCGTTGGCCTGGTTGGCACCATCGTCTCCACCGGCAAGTACGATCTCAAGCTTCAGTCCAACACGGCGGCGTCCGGTGGCTCGGATATCGTCGGCAAGGCGATTACCCAGCTTACCGAAGCGTCACCCGATGACAGCGACAAGCAGGCGCTGATCAATCTCCGGCGCTCGGAACTGACGGAAGGCCATCGCTACGTCAAGATGGTGCGGACGCTGACCACGGCCGGCGCCGACTCGGCGTCGTTGCTTCTGGGCTTCAAGGGCGTCCTTGTCGCCAACATGCTGCCGTCGGAAGTCGTCGGCCTCGTGGGGACTGTGGACCCTGATGCATACGCTCCGGGCGCACAGTTGAGCGATGCGATCGACATGTCGAAATGGCATTGCGCCATGGGCGTGTTGATGATCGGCGACCTCGGGACCGACGGAAGCGTGGTCATGAAGTGGACGCAGGCCACGACCGCCGGGGGCATCTACAAGGATGTTTCTGGGAAGACCACGGCGACATTCGCTCAGGCGAACTCGCCCGCCGAGTCCAACCAGCAAGTGAAGCTGGATCTGCGGGCCGATGATCTCGACGCCGCCAACGGTTACCGCTTCGTCAAGCTGTCGGTGACGATTGCCGATTCGTCGTCGCCGGAGAACGCGACTTCGGACGTCGGGGCCGTGGCATTCGGCGTGTTTCCGAAGATCGGCATCGGTTCCGCTCACAATCTGGCATCGGTAGCGGAGGTGATATGATGAAAGTCATGTTCGCCGAGGACACGGAGATTCGCGATCATCTTGGCCGCGTCGAACAGTCCTTCCGGGCCGGGGAGGTGGTGGAGCTATCCACCACCTCCGCCCGGCGCTGGATCAGGCGCAACAGGGCGACCGAGTTCGTTGGTGCCCCGAAGATCGTTCTCAAGGCCCCGCCAGCCCCTCCTACAAAGGGGGGCCATGGCGCGTCCCCCGACTCTGGGAAGGGCAAACTGCCGTTTGCTGTGCCTCCGGACCAAGTCTCAATGATCGAGACATCGAGTACGTCCGCCGCGCCCGAGACGAAGGAAGATGCCGAGTCCTCGTCGTCAATCGAACCTTCGAGCGAGCCAAGTGGGCTGACGTCCTCTACGGGGCCGATGCCACATGGTGGCGGGAGGCGCAGAACGCCCCCGGCTTCAGGGGGCTGAAGGTCTGCCTGGAGGCAATTGAGTTCCGCGATGTTCACGTCCTGAAGTACCATCATGATGGGACCAACACCGGCCTGAGCTTCGATCCCGAGTACCTGTGCACGGGGTCCAATTCGGGCTACCAGGGCGTGAATCTCGCGGTGCTTCTGGGGGCCAAGCGTATTCTGTTGCTGGGATACGACATGAAGTTCGGGCCGAATGGCGAAAGGCACTGGCACAAGGATCATGCCGGCCGGAATCCGGCCGAGGCCCAGTTGCAGGAATGGCGAGAAAAGTTCGCGACCATGGTCCCCGATCTTGCGAAAGCTGGCGTTGAGGTCATAAACTGTAGCAGGGACACGGCCTTGGACATGTTTCCTAAGTTAAAGCTGGAAGAGGCTTTGTGATGGCGATGACAATAAATGCGGCCAAGTTGTCACGTGAATATGTGACGATCACCGTGACTGGCCTTCGAGCGCTGAACTTCCGCCATTGGCTAGCAGCCAAGATATTCGTGCTCGGGGCATGGGTTGCATCGACAGGACTAGAAATCGCAATGGATGATACGGACGTTCCAAGGCGGCCGGGTGAAGGCTACCGCCCGCGCGCCGATGGCCGGCCACCGTCAAACCCACCGCCCAACCCGCCGAATATGGGAAGCGGTGGGCGTAAGCCATCGAATAGCTGATGCTCTCCTTCGTCCATATCCGCGATCCCCGCAACACGGGCGACATGGCGTCCTGCCCTGCGCAGTATTTCGACTTCGGCACTGATCAGATCGAGGTTTTGAACTACAGCGATCAGGTCAGGTACGACAGCGAGATACAGATTTACGGCGGCGGAACGATGGTCAATTGGCTCAACAGTAACCGGCCATCGGAGATCACGCCCAAGGTCATCTGGGGGGCCGGATCGTCGCGGCATGGAGAGACGCAGCCGTGGCCGGACCCCGATGGCTTTTCCCTGATCGGCACGCGGGAATGGACGCCGGAGCGGGAGAAGGCGGGGCTGTGGGCGCCGTGCCCGTCCTGCATGAGCTATTTGTTCGATCTGGAATACCCGGTGACGCGCCCGGCGGTTGCCTTTGTGAACGCCAGCGAGACTATCAGGGCCAGGTACCCGGCCGCCTACAACACCGGCTTGCCGATGCTGGACAACACCGCGCCGATGGAAGATATCGTCGCCTTCCTGGGATCGGCGGAGACGGTGGTGACGAATAGCTACCATGGCATGACGTGGGCCTCATGGCTTGGCCGCAAGGTCGAAGTCCACGGCTACAGCTCGAAATTCCACAATGTTTCATGTGAAACACTGGCCGGTTGCCGCGCGGCCACCATGGCATTCCATGAGCGGGTGATGGCGCTGGTTGGAGTCAGCCGCGCAGCCTGACGCCTGGCCCGCCGGTTCCGGTGTAGATAGACTTTGCTGTGCTTGGCCACGCTCCGCCATGCTGCGCTGCGCGACGCTTTGCGGCGTTGTAAAGTCAGTAATAGCCTACACGCGAGGGATATAGCCCTTGGTGCGCATGCAGAGGTCGAACACTTTGCTGCGTCTCAGGCTGGCGTCGATCCAATCGTAGCCGCCGGACTTGGCGGCTTCGTACTTGCAGGCGGTGAGATCGGAAGTCGTCGCCTGGCCGAAGCCGTTGGAGTGCATCCAGTACTCGTTGGCTTGCGGGAGATAGCCCGCGCAGCCGATGAGGGCGCTGGCCAGGAGTGCGGTGCAACAATGTTTCAGCATCTTCCTATCCTTTCATGGTTAGGGCTTGCGTAGGCGGTTTACGATCTCGAACAACTTGATCGCGCCATCTGGGACGCGCTCTGAGGTTTCCCATCTGGCCCAGGTGCGGACACTGACCTCGACCTGCCGCGCCGCCTGAGCGAGCGACAGACCGAGGCGTTTACGAAGTGCTTTGAGTTCTGATCCTGTCATAGGACTGTGCTTTGATGTGCCTGGATTTGCCGGGCAGTGCCGGGCAGCGCAACGCCCCGTTGGTTAAGCCGCCTTCCTTTCTAGCACGCGCGGGAGCAAGTCGGCCAGGCGCGAAAGGCTGCGCATCAGGTTTTCGTCCTCGGCATCGATCAGGTCGTTCTCGATGAGCGTGATGAGTTGGTTCGCATAGAACGACTGCTGCATGCCGGACAGCTTGTCATTGGCCGTCGATTGCGCCGGAGTCAGGTTGCGCCCGGCCATGTGGGAGATCGTGCTCTTGAGGGCTATGGGCGCGGCGCCGACCTTGCCCATTCGGGTAGACGTGAGCACGCCGATCCGGTCCGGCGTGATGTTCAGCGCCTCGGCAATGAGCTCATGCTGAATGCGGAACTGTTTCGCCAGAATGATGCAGTGAGCCTTGTCGTGCTGAGTGAGCGCCCTGCCGTGGCTGGCGTTGAACCGCATGGTATCGAGGAATAGCTCTTTGTCGTTGGCGTAGTCTTTCTCAACGCAGTCGATCTCGAAGGCTTCGCCATGCAGCCGGAGATAGGCCCGGTAACGGTGGAAACCATCGACGATGCGTTTGGACTTCTTGTCGATGACGATGGGCGGCATGGGCGCGCCAGCCTGCATGGCCGAAGCGATCTCGTTGACGTGATGCGAGTCCACGCTGCCGCGCGGGTAGAAGTCGAAGTCGAGAACTAGGCTGGAGAGTGGGTGCTTTTTCATGGGAGGTCTCCTGAGTTAAAGGACTGTGCTTTGCTTTGCCGGGCCCATCTATGCATGGCGACGCTGGGCCTCGCTCGGCCAAGCACCGAAAGATAAATTCACCGGCATCGGCCATGGTTAGGACTGTGCTGTGCTGGGCGACGCGCTGCCGGGCCACGCTAAGCGACGCTGGGCCTCGCTCGGCCAAGCACCGAAAGATAAATTCACCGGCATCGGCCATGGTTAGGACTGTGCTGTGCTGGGCGACGCGCTGCCGGGCCACGCTAAGCAAAGCACCGCTCCGCATCGTTCCAAAACGTGAAACTACTTACCGACCATCTCGACACTATACCGCCCGAACCGTCCGGAGTTCTGAGGACGCCACGCGCCAGCGCCGACGGCACGGCCGGCCCGGTTCCAGATGGAAAGCACGGTGTCGAGAAACTGTTCGAAGTTGGTAGGCGCGAACTCGTCGTCAATCTCGAAAGGAACATCGACGTGCCATTCGTCGATGCGCGGCCGGACGACGATGATGCGTGCCTTGTTGGCCTTGTTGACGCCGCTGTCGATCTGTATCTCGTATTCGGTGATCGGCTTGCTCTTGGGGTTCAGGAGCGTTGCGCGATCCTCGCTGCAAAACAGAACGCCCTGAAAGATTTTCCTCGGGCCGATCCGGGTGCCGGCGACCTTCTGTCCCGAGCAGCCGTCGAGCAACGAAGATCGGAGCGCCTGCGTTGGCAGGTAGAGCGAGCCGTCGGTGTCGCGGTAGGTAGCGGCCTCCGCGATCTTTTCGATGTCGCCCTTGTTCGGCTTCGTGCCGAGCTTGAGCGTAGGAGCATCGCGGTTGACGCTCTCGATGTTGGACATGAGAAGGGGGGTTAACCCGGTGAAACGGAAGACTTTGATTTGCATGATGTTCTCCACGGCCTGATGCCACGAATGGTTAAAGGGACTGTGCTTTGCCTCGCTACGCCGAGCCATGCCCGGCGCGGCTTCGCGTAGCGATGCCCGGCCTGGCTAAGATGGTCTGTCGATGCTACGACGTTCGTACCCTATGCCAATCTGGCACATGATGTCAATAGCCCAACATGACTAGATTGTCCGCGCTTGTCCGACTTAGAGACGAAGAGGTTTGGTGTCACCACTCACTCGAATCAATTGTCGAGTGGGTTGATGAAGTGGTGATCGTGCTCAATCAGCCCGCCGATGCTACACCGCAGATTGTTGCCAAATTCGCGGCGGAACACCCCGACAAGACCAAGGTCTATGAACACGATTACAAGACTTGGGAAATGGGGCCGCGACACGCGCAAATCCCGGCAACCGATCCCAGGTCAAGCGCCGCGCTCTACAATTTCACGGCATCAAAGGCAACCGGCACGCATCACCTGAAATGGGACGGCGACATGGTGGCGATGGACTGGCTAGGTGCGGAGATCAGGCGGCTTCTGGGCGAAGGCCGGGACCGCATCCGTTTCGAGGGCCGGGACATCGTGGGCGACGCATTGACGCACATTGGCGTTCATCCATTGTGCAGAACAACCGGGATTTACAGGGCCGGCCCCGGCGTCCGGTATGAGCAAGGGCCTGTCACGCAAAACCTCAAAGGCGTCCCCGATGCAGACGATGCCTTCGATCACAGACCCGCGTTCCTGCATTTTAAATGGGCGAGGAAGCCGCTGGAGTCGGCGACTTGCCAATGGCCGGCTGACTGGCAGTCGATCCCGCATTTTCAGACAATTGCCGCACGCCGCATCCCGGTTGCCCGGTACGAGGGCGAGTATCCATCGTCGGTGCGGGCGCTGTTGTGACGCCTGGCGTGTTCCTGCTCTGGTCGGCAGTGCGGCAACACTGGGGCGCGATGGAGGCGATGATCGCCGAGCGGTTCGAGATCGACCGGCGCATAGACCTGGCCTTCGCGAGCATGGAGACGTTCTGGTCGTTCAACTGCGACGTCTACATGCTCAAATCGATTGCGATGCATCCCGACGCACGGGAGCGGAGTTACATCAACCCCAACCGCGAACGGCTCCGACTACTGGAGCCGCATGGGTTTCGCCTTCGCGCCATTATCGCGCGCCCGCGCAACGGAGCGCTCGGCCAAGCGTGCGATGCGATGAAGGTGGTGCTGCGGGAAGCTTACCCAGCGCGGGTCGCCGGGACGAAGATGCACCTCAACGTTCATGCGTCGGACGGTGAGGCTGAGGCGGCTTATCTGCTCGATCTGCTCCAACCGGTGAGTCTTGCGCACGTCCACCGGCGGCCGTTCCCATTGCGCCCGGCCTATTACGACAGATTACACAGGATGCGGGTCTGGTGTGCCGAGAACGGTATCGACCGGCGGCAGGCGTGCGTGATCTCGGGCGGGGTGTTCGAAGCCTGCGGGCTGCGCGAGTCGAACGATATAGATATCATTCTCGATAGTGCCGCGCGCCGGAAGTTCGGCGCCGCGGGCATCAAGGACATTGTGCCGGGCATCGACCTCGCGGCGGCTGGATATCACCGCACAGTCCGCCCGGTCGCTCTGACCGACGACCAGATCATTGGCGATCCGCGTTACCACTTTACCATGCTGGGCGTGCGCTTCGCGGCTTTGCCTCTGGTGGCTGAGACGAAGCTGAACGGCGGACGCAGCAAGGACAAGTCGGACGTGGCGCTGCTCAACGGATCGCATGCATCATTTTTGATGGTGCCGCTGTGAACTGGGACGGGCGAGCCCTGATCTCGCAGTCCTACGTCGAGCAGAACAGACTGATGCACAGGGCCGCGGACTTCGGCGCGGAATCGTTCCGATGGGCGCAGAAAGCGGCCAAGCTCATCGCTGATCATGGTTGCAAGGATGCGCTCGACTATGGTTGCGGCAAGGGCACGTTTGCGGTGGCCTTGGCGAAGTTTATCAATATCCCGGTAGCCGAGTATGACCCGGCCATTTCGGGCAAGGACGGTCTGCCGGGGCCAGCGGATTTCGTGATATGCAATGACGTGATGGAGCATGTCGAGCCGGATTACGTCGATAACGTGCTGGATCATCTCGCCTCGCTGGTACGTCGGGTCGGATTGATCGGGATCGCCACGAAGTACGCGCTCAGCCACTGTTTGCCGGATGGGCGCAACCCGCACCTGTCCGTGCATGACGGCGATTGGTGGCAAGGCAAGCTGGAGTCGCGGTTCGCGGTCAAGCCGTTTGCCACGCGCCAGAAAGAGTATGCTTGCGTGGTGACGCATAAAGAGCCGCGATGAGGCTGGTTCAAATCTGCGGCGCGCCGGGTGTGGGCAAGTCGACGCTGCTTGAAGCCCTCGGCGATCAAGCGCTGCATGGAAATTCGTTGCGGTCGTTCGTGTCGATGAACCGGACGGATGCGGACATTGAATGGATTGGCGCGCTTGGCGGTTCGCCGCAGTGGGAAGAGGTAGCCGAAGTGTCACTGCGGCGTGCGGCTGCTATCCAGTTATCCTTCATCGAAGGCCTTGCGGTTGATGCGCACATGCCACTGCAACGGGCGATAGGCGCGCCGCCCGGTTATCTTGACTGCATTCCGTTGCCCGATACGGCGGCGTTCTGTCTGGCGCCGGTCGAGGTTATCGAGGCGCGGTTGGCAGAACGCATCAGGTCCGGCCTCAAGCCGGGCCGGACATATGACACGCCCGCAGCGGTTCGCGATGTTCGCCGCGCGCTCGAAGCAATGACAGAACGCGGCGCACCGATACTTGTACTGGACATGACGGGAGCGGTCGAGGTTAACGCGGCAAAGATATTGTCATGCTGACGGTAGTGACATTTCTCTGGTTCGATCCCAACGGCCGTCACAACCACCTGTTCGTTTATTCGGCGGATTACGTTAACCGGCTGCGTTCGATGCTGGAGCGGCACCTGAAGCAACCGCACGAATTGGTCTGTGTGACAGATATGCCGGACGGGATCGACCCGCGCGTGCATGTCGTGCCCCAGCCGCACGCGGATGTGGTGTTGCGCGACGACGTTCCGGGCTGGTTTCGACGCCTTGTGATCTTCCACCCGGAAGCGGGCGCGTGGCTGGGGACACGAATCTTGCTGATGGATCTCGACTGCGTGATCTTGCGCGACCTGGACCCGCTGCTAGAGGGTGCCGGAGACTTCAAATCATGGGAGCCGCGCCTGTACCACCAAGCGGGCAGGCCATATAGCCGCTACAATATGTCGTTCGTGCTGCTAGATGCCGGCGCCCGGCCGCAAGTATGGGAGCAATTCGATCTGGACGCGTCGCCAGGGCAGCTCGCTGCGGCGAGCCTTGCCGTAGACGATCAGTCCTGGCTGACGCATGTGCTCGGCAACGGTGAACCCGTGTGGCCGTGGGATGGCGACATAGTGTCCGTGCGGGCCGTGTCTGATCCGGGCCGGGCGCGCGTCGTGTTTTTCAACGGCCCGCGCTCGCCCGCCATGCCGCTGATGCAGAAAGAATATCCGTTCATCGGGGAGCACTGGCGGTGACCGACACGTTTCTGGACGGACGGAAATCCGGTCAATGGGAACTTGATGAGCTTGTAAGCGAATTCCGGCAGGCTGGCGTCCGGCGTTATCTGGAAATCGGCGCCCGCTCCGGCGTCTTTTTCGCTCACGTCATGAGCGGACTTGGGCCGGGTGCGTTTGGGGTCGCCGTTGATATGCCGGGTGCGGCATGGGGGCGGCCAGACTCGGCGGAAAAGCTGAAAAGCGTAGTCGAGAAATTCGATGGGCACGTTATCTTTGGCGACAGTCATTCGGCCAGCGTCCGTGCCGCCATTTTGGCGCTGACACCGTTCGACGCTTGTGTCATCGACGCAGACCATAGGTACGAGGCGGTGCGGTTGGATTGGGAATTCTACCGGCTGTTGGCGCCGATCATCGCGTTTCATGATATCGACTGGGAGGCCGGAACAAAGCCAGCCTATCGGTATCAGGTGGAGGTTCCCCGGCTTTGGAATGAAATACGGGACCACTATAAAACACGCGAGATCGTTGGGCCTAAGCGCGGCTTTGGGTTCGGTTTAGTTTTTCAATTGCAGCACAAATGACCCTAGACATTGTTCTCTACCGAGCCGACACGCCATGGGCGGCGCCGGTTGAGGATGCCATGCTGGCCGGGCTGCGTGCCCACGGGCTGGCGCCAGAAGAGCGAAGCAAGGGCGACTGGCGAGTCTCCGATCTGGCCATTGTCTGGAATCACCGCGATACGGAACTGCACGCGATGCAGCGCGAGGCCGGTGCGCACTATCTTGTCATGGAGCGCGGCTATATCGGCGATATCACGATGCGCCGCGAGTGGACTTCGTTAGGGTTTGACGGGCTCAATGGCCGCGCCAAGTTCCCGGATGCACGGGACGGCGGCGAACGTTGGCAAAAGCACTTCGGCCACATGATGAAGCCATGGCGCAATGGGCGAAAAGACGGCGACTACGCACTTCTGATGGGCCAAGTTCGCGGCGATGCCAGCTTGGCGGGCGTGAACATGGACGACTTCTATCTGACGGCGGTGCTGAACTGTTGCTTCGATTGGAAACTGCCGGTGATGTTCCGGCCGCACCCGCGAGACGCGGATCAGCCTTTGCCGCATGGCGCCATGTTGATCGGCGGAACGCTTGAAGATGCGCTGAAGAGGGCGGCTTTGGTCGTGACATTCAACAGCGGGGCCGGGGTTGATGCAGTCCTAGCCGGGGTGCCAACCATCGCGCGGGATCGCGGCTCAATGGTTTGGGGCGTTGCGGCATATGACTGGGATCACTGCGCGCGGCAGGACCGCACGGCGTGGGCAAGAAAGCTGGCGTGGTGCCAGTACACTGCCGACGAAATATCGAGCGGCTTTGCTTGGGAGTGTCTGCGCGAGGTTCGCAGCATGCAAGACTTGGCGGCGGTTTCGTAGATGCCCGCGCTGCACAAATCCATCGAGCATGTCACGCTGACGCTCTCGTCGGGGACGAATCCGGCGCAGGCGAACCTGACCAAGGGGCAGGACCCGGCGGCCTGCACGCCGTACTATTCGATCCGCGAGGCGGGCGCGGCGGTCACCTGGGTCAACGGCAACCTGCTGCCGGAAGTGTGGTTCGACGACAACGGCGGCACGGCGCGGGTCAATGCCCAATTGCTGACCGGCGACGACGTGCAGGTCGAGATCTTCGTCGTCGAATGGGATCTGACCAAGGTCAACGTCCAGCAGGGCACCTTCACCATCGCCTCCGGCCAGGTGTTCGGCACGGCGGCGATCTCCGCCGTCGACCAGTCCAAGGCGTTCATCGTTCCGTCCTGGCGCATGGCCACGGCCAGCGGCTTCTGGTTCGACCGGGCCTGCCACCGGGCCAAGTTCACGTCCGATACGGAAATCACGTTTTCCCGGTTCACGTCGTCCACCCTCCAGACGACGACCGGGCGGTTCTACGTGGTCGAGTGCATCGGCACCGAGTTCGCGGTGCAGTTCTTGGAGTTGAGCAACGACGCCAGCTCGCAGGGCGCCACGGCCTACAACCAGGCGATCAGCGCCGTCGACATGGCCAAGACGTTCATCGTCGGCGGCTACACGGCGGGCAACAACGACGACGATCCGGTAGATGGCGCCATGTGGTGGGCGCTGACCAGCACCACCAACGTCCAGTTCCAGCGGCTCGGCGGGGGCACGCCGGCCGGCCACTTCATGAACACCTCCGTCTTCGTCGTCACCTGCGCCAACGACGAATGGACGGTGCAGCGTGCGCAGCCGACGATCGGCAGCGGCGAGACGGCCGACGATACGACGATCACGGCCATCGACCAGGCGCGCTCGGTCATCAATCCGGGCTCGAACATGAGCCTGACCATGGGACACACGAACACGACGACGGGGGCCGCGTCCTTCGTCCTCGGCTTCACCTTCGCCGCCGATACGACGGTGCGCGCCAGCCGGCGCATCACCGGGTCGCTGGCGAGTGCCTATGCCTTCGAGGTGGTCCAGTTCGCGGAGCCGGAAACACCCGGCGTTAGTATAGTTGTTCCGCTGGCCTCCACCGAGGCTGGCGCCTTGGCACCCGGCATCGCGGCGGGCGCGAAAACGACAATTCCTCTGGCCGGGACTACGGCTAGCGCACTCGCGCCGGCCGTTGCAACAGGCGCCAGTACTACCGTACCGCTGGCCGCGACGGAAACGTCCGCGCTTGCTCCGGCGGTCGTGGCAGGCGCTGCTGTTGCCGTTCCGTTGGCGCAAACCGAAGCATCGGCCCTGGCGCCTGCCGTTGCGGCTGGTTCTGCTGTCGATATCGCGGTGCCACTTGCAGCGACGGAAACAAGCGCTCTCGCACCCAGTATCGCCGCTGGCACAAACGTCAATATGCCGCTGGCCGCTACCGAGGCGGACGCTCTTGCGCCTGTGGTGGTGTCGGGCGCTCGTATCGCCGTGCCCCTGGCCGAAACCGAGGCAAGTGCCTTAGCGCCTGCGGTGGCCGCCGGGGCAGTCGTCACGGTGCCTCTTGCCGCCACACAGGCGGATGCGCTTGCCCCGAGTATCGTGGCGGGCTCCGGCATTGTGCTGCCTTTGGCTGCAACGGTGGCGGCGGCATTTGCACCGGCAGTCGCGGCGGGTGCCCGTGTGGTTGCTCCGCTGGCCGAAACGGTGGCGGCTGCTTTCGCGCCTACAATCGAGATACTTGCCGGTGCGAACATTGCCGTCCCGCTGGCGGAAACCGAAACGGCTTCTATCGCGCCGTCAGTCGCGGCCGGGTCCAGGATTGTCATCCCGCTGGCGGAGACGGAAACCATTGCGTTCGCGCCTACCTTACTCGCGATAACAATGGGCACGGCGGTTGAAAGCGGTCGGCTCTCCGCTGCGGCCATGACCGGCACGTCATCCGGCGCGGTTGCGGGTGGCCGGAAGGCGAATGCAAGCCTGGGCGGCAGGACGACAGGCGCGACGGAGAGTGGGCAACTTAGGGGAGAAGCAGCATGACCACTGAGGTGCGCGATATTGGCGACGGCGAGACGTTGACGGCAAGCTTCACGAACAACGCCAGTCCTGCCGTCGCGGCCAATCCGACCACGGTAACGCTGAAGATCAGGCAGCCGAACGGCACGGTGGTCACGCGCACTACAGCGGATAGCCCGGCCACGATAACGAACGATGTTACCGGCACCTTCGAGTCCGACTTCACCTATGCCCAGGAAGGCCGCCACTTCATCGAATGGGCTGGAACCGGCACGGTTGTCGCGGCGGTATCTGGGGAGCGCTACGTCTTGAGGTCCAACGTCGCATGAGTCTGTCTCTCGTTACCGCACCGGCCATAGAGCCGATCTCGCTGCAGGAAGCAAAGGATCATCTGCGCGTCACGCACGCCATTGAAGATGCCCTCATTGATCAGTTGATCGTCGCTGCTCGCCAGCATATCGACGGGCGAGACGGCTGGCTTGGCAGGCAGTTGATAACCGCCACTTGGGATCTGACGCTGGATAGGTTCCCCGCCGCCGATTACATTTCTCTGCCATTGCCACCGGTCCAGTCGATCACGTCCATCACTTATATCGACGAGAACGGCACGCAACAAACTCTGTCGTCCGCCAAGTATGTCTTGAGCGCCGGCAAGCACTGGCGCCCTCGCGCCGATCTGGCCTATGACGAGATATGGCCAACCACGCGGGATCAGGCTGGCGCGGTGACAGTGAGATTTGTTTGCGGCTACGGCAGCAACCCGGCAGATGTACCGGCATCGATCACGGCGGCGCTGAAGATCATGATCGGCGATCTGTACGAAAACAGGCAATCGGTGGTGATTGGGCAGTCCGTTGCGGAAATCCCGAGGGCTGCCGATGCGTTGCTTGCGCCGTTCCGGGTGTGGGTCTGATGCGTATTGGCGCGCTGGATCGTTCGATCATCATTCAGTCGGCCACGACGGTGCAAGATTCTGTTGGTCAGCCTATCGAGACGTTTTCTACTTTCGCCGAAGTCTTGGCGCAGCGCCGCGACGTGAAAGGCCAGGAAAGATTCACGTCCGAGCAAACGCTCGCCACGCGGACGGCGACCTACCGAATGCGCTGGCTGGCAGGACTCAACGAAACAATGCGGATCATTGATGCCGGCACGGTCTATGGGATTGTTGGTATCGCAGATTCATACAGACAGGGATGGCTGGAATTGTCGGTCGAAGCCCTCAATCCGGCGGATATCGCATGACGGTCGAGAAGGAATTGCAGGACCGGCTTGTGGCGAACGGCACGGTCAATGGACTTATCGGAACGCGCATCTATCCACTGAAGGCGCCGCAGAATCCGACGAAGCCATACGTGACGTTTCAGCGGATATCAGGCTCACGTCTTCAGGCACTGGGTGGCGCTGCCGGTTTCGGCATGGCCCGTATCCAATACGATTCGTGGGCGATTACGTATAACGGCGCGCAAGCACTTGCCGCTGCGATCCGTAATTCGTTCAACGGGTTTATCGGCAAGTTGTCGGATGGGAATTCGCCTGCATCGCTGCGCACCGTCGTTGTCCGGCTCGACAACGAGCGCGATCTATTCGAGGAAGACACCGGCCTGTATCGCGTGACGCAGGATTTTTTGATCTCGCATTCGGAGTGATCTAATGGCTCTCTATTTCATATCATCCCCCGGCACACCGCCGGAGACCGTGCTGCTGATCCGTGCAAAGAACGGGCACCGTGCGCTGGAATTATCCGGCCTGGACGGCGCGAACATCTCGCGCGTCAGTGAGGATGGGCCGGAAGGCGTGATTACGGCGGATGGTTCCGTGATTGGTGCAGCCGATCCGGCGACGACAGTCCAAGCGGAGCCGGAGAAAGACGCCCCGCGCGAGGTCGAAGTGACAACGCTTGCCGACAGAGGCCGCCGCCGCTACCGCAACCTGGATACCGGAACGGAGCGCACTGAAAGACGGACGCCAACCACCGACACCTAATTCCCGCAAGGGAACGGCCACAGAAATCAGCGTCTGGCCAGCGCTTTGATCGCAACGCAGTGATGCGTCGCAGCCCTTAGATGGAGGCCCTTGAAAATGGCAGTCTATGTCGCGGACGGCACGACCATTGCCCGCAGCAATGCAAATTCGCCGCTCACTTACACTAATTTTCCGCAAGTCGTCAGCATCGGGACTGTCGGTCAGGACCGCGGCCTGATCGACATCACGAACCTATCCAGCACCGCCAGAGAGTACAAGAAGGCGATCAAGGACGGCCAGGAAATCGAGGTCGTCATGCAGTATGACCCGGACAACGTCACGCAGGCCGCGCTCAAGACGGACAACAATTCCGAAAATGCCCGTGGCTATCGCGTCACCTTGTCGAATAGCCCGGCAGATACCATCACCTTCAATGCGCTGGTGACCAACTGGTCTATCACGGATATCGCGATCGACAACGTGGTTGGATTGCGCGTTGTGCTGAAGCCGACCGGCGACTTGCAATTCTCCGCATAGTATCAACCGCCGTCGCAATTAAGCGACGAACGATGAGGAATCCATGGCAAAGAAAACACTGTTGACCCGTGACGCCATCATGGAGGCGCGGGATATCCCGGAAGAGATAGTCCCGGTTCCTGAATGGGGCGGGTCCGTCCGCGTCGTCGGCATGACGGCGAAGGAGCGTGGAGAGTATGAATCGGCCTTCATGATGGAAGTCAAGGGGCGCCGTGGCGAACCGGAGTTGAAGCGGAATCGTGCCGCGATCAAACAGGTTCGTGAGCGCCTTGTCGTTCATACGGTCGTTGACGAGAACGGCAATCGTTTGTTCACGGATGAGGACGTGGCGGCATTGTCGAAGAAGTCGGCGGCGGCGATGGAGCGCATCGTCACCGTGGCCCAGCGGCTATCCGGCCTGACTGAAAGCGATATCGAGGAACTGGAAAAAAACTTCGCAACGACGGACGCCGAAGATTCTGCTTCCGTCTCGCCCTCGCACTCGGACGAACAGTAGCCGAACTTGAAGACACGATCTCCGAGCGCGAACTGAACGAATGGATGATCTACACGACCATTGAGCCGTTCGGAGAGGAAGCCGCTTTCTACCGCGCCGGTATCGTCGCCTCGACTATCGCCAATGTTCATCGTGACCAAAAGAAGCGCAGAGAACCTTTCGCGCCAACCGACTTCATGCCAAGGCGGATCAACGAGCAACGCGGCGGTTTGAAGGAAGTCCCGGAAGGGCTCGATCCGAAGCGGGTCAAGGCAGAGTTCATCGCCGCGTTCGGAAATCGGATCAAGCGGAAGGACAAGGGCGATGGTGGGCAAGGTTGAGTTCACGATCAAGGGCGCCAAGGAAATGGAGGCGCTGTTGAAGAAGCTTGGACCCGTACTTGCCTCGAAGATCGGCGATCAAGCGCTGCGCGCGGGCGCCAAGGTGATCGTCGCAGAAGCTAAGAGGCTGGTTCCTGTGCGAACCGGCGCTCTGCGGGACAGCATCACTATCATGGTGCGAAAACCCAGAAATGATAAACAGCGCATAGTGCTGATGGGGTTTAAGCGGACTGCCAGCTGGAGGGCTCACTTTGTCGAGTTTGGCACATCGCATTCGGCGGCCAAGCCGTTCATGCGTCCGGCGATGGACAGCAAGGTCGGCGAGGCTCTGGAAGAGATGGGAAAGGTGATGGCGCGCGGGCTCGCGCGGGAAGCCGCGAAGTTGGCGAAGCCGGTGAGGTGATTAGCCCTCCGCTACGGTGACGCTGGTGAACTTCCAGTTCGGCACATCGAGGATGCATGTGTAGCGATGCGGGATCATTGCGCCGAAGCCGTTCATCATATCAACGCGGCCTCGAAACCGTCCCGTCCGGGAATTCGGCGCGATTGAATATTGAGCAAGGATATCCATGACGTCGCGGTGGAACTTGGCTTTGCTCGGGAACTTGCTGTATTGGCGAACGGCATTCTCGCAGTCACGGTGCGCGCCTGCGAGCCGGAACTCCCAAGCGTTCTGAGTAGCTTTCTCCTTGGCCGCCCGCTCGGCTTCGGCGCGCTCCGCCGTCGTGCGCTCCGCGTAGGCGGAGTCGACGGTTGCGCGAAGATCCGACCACGTATTCTGAATATCGGACCGGAAGTAGTAGAGAACGCCAGAGGCGACAAGGCATAGCACGGTGACGGCGCCAATGGCATCGCCCACCGATGGTTTTTTAGGCGCACCACCGGCTTTGACTCGGGCGGTTTCCGCCTCTAGTTCGGCCGTCGCTTGGTTTATTCGGTCGATCATCTTGGACATCGAAACCTCCCATTTTTGGGGGATAACCTTAACCGAGGTCGATCCGCATGGCAACAATGGGCTCGCTCGTCTCTGATATGCGGCTGGAATCCGCGGCATTCCAGCGCGATCTTGGAGCGGTCACGCGCGCGATAAATTCGCAGACAGCGCAGCAGCGCCGTGCCATGCAGCGGGTCGAGCAGGCAGCGCGTAGAGTGCAACGCCAGTTCAGCCAGCTTCGCGGTGCCGTTGCCGCACTGGCCGGTGCGTTTGCCGTGCGTCAGTTCGCTAAGTTCGCGCAGGCAGCTATCGACACCGGCGATGCTATCGAGAAACAATCGAAGCAGCTGCAAATATCCACCGCCGCGTTCCAAAGATTTAGTATCGAAGGCGAGCTTGCCGGTGTAACGACGGAGAAGCTTGGAAGCGGCCTAGGTGCGTTCACGAAGCGTGTCGGTGAATTAAGGGCCGGCACTGGCACGCTTATAACGATCCTCGACAAGTCCAATAAGGCATTGAAGAACCAGTTGCTCGCGGCCGGAAGCACGGAAGAGGGCTTTCGGATTATGCTGGACGCCATCAATAACGCCGGGTCCGCCTTCGACAAGCAGGCGTTGTCCGCCGCAGCGTTCGGGCGGCAAGCCGGGCAGGCGATGGTCCTGTTGGCGGAAGAGGCCGGCAAGCTCGATCCCAGAATGGTGGCGCTGGTCACGCGCAGTGACGAGATGATCGAAGCGTCCAAAGATCTCGGCGATCAGATGACAAGGTTGAAGCGAGCGTTCTCCGCCGGCTTCGATACGAAGATCATCGAGGGACTCGTGGGCTCAATCGATAAAAGCGTCGATGCCATGGTCGAGTCCATGACGGAGGCGCGCCGCATCGGCGAGGAATTCGGCCAGGCGGTCGGCGCCGCCATGCGCGGTGTCGCTGCGGCGGTAAAATTCGTGGGCCATAACATGCGTGAAATTGTGGCCGTTGCCGGTGCGTTGATCGCGCTCAAGTTGGCCGGTGTCGTTATTGCCATGGCTCGGGCGTTTCTGACGTTGGCCCTCGCCATGAAGGCGGCGGCCGTCTCTGGCGGCCTGCTGGCCGCGGTATCGGCGGGTGCCAAGAAAGGCTTGATCGGGTTGGTCGCAGCGGCGGCGGCGTTCGCCGCGATCATGGTGAACATCGAGGCCGTCGATGCCTCGATCACGGACGCCTTACAAGCGTTCGGCACCCTGACATCAGGCGCCGACGATGCCACGGAGGCATTCGAGAAAACCAAGAACGCACTCGATTCCACCACGTCGTCTCTCGCCCAGCAGTTTTCGGAAGTCAACAGCCTTCGTCTGGCGACAGAGCAAGGCGCTGACGCCGTGCGCCGTCATACTATCGAGTTGGAGACGCACAAGGCGCTCATCGACTCCAAATTGATCCCGGCGACACAGACGCTCATCGAGACGCAGAAGCTTCTTTCGAAGACAGGCGATGAGCGGGTCCTGTCGATCCTCGCCATTGTCGAGGCGACGGAACGGCAGAGGAATGCGGTTAAATCCCTGACGGAAGCCGAGTCACTGCTGAAATCCGTGCAAACAGGCCATGAAGAACGGGTTGAGTTACAGCAACGCCTGAACGAATTGGTGGAACAAGGCGCGCTCACGCAAGCCCAGGCGACAATGATCTGGCTACGGACTTTGGAACGCACCAAGCGCACAATGTCCGATGTTGGCAACGAGACGCGGCGGGCCAAGGACTTCGCGCGCGACTTCGGCCTTACCATGTCGTCCGCCTTCGAGGATGCGATAGTCAGCGGCAACGGCCTGCGCGATATCCTGCGCGGCTTGGAGCAGGATATCCTGCGCATCCTCACGCGCTCGATCATCACCGAACCGGCCGGCAACCTGTTCTCCGACTTCATCGGCAAGGCGGTCGGTTCGCTCGGCAGCTTTTTCGGCGGCGCACCTATGACGCCAAGCGGCTTCGTGCAGGGCGGTGGTAGCGCCTTTGCCAGTGGCGGTTCATTCATGGTTGGCGGTGCGGGCGGCACGGATAGCCAGCCCGTGAATTTCTGGGCAACGCCCGGCGAGCGCGTGACCATCGAGACGCCGGGGCAGCAAGCGCGCGGCGGGGTACAGGTGACGATCATCAACAATGCCGGTGCCGAGGTCGGCGTGCGCGAATCGTCGACGACGGGCGGCGGCGTATCGCTGGAGGTTACTCTCGACAAGGCGGTTGCCCGTCAGGTGCGCAGGCCGGGCAGCGATACGGCGGCGGCGCTATCCGAGACTTTCGGCGCCCGCCGCGCCCTGGCATTGAGATAGATCATGGCCGCGTGGCCGGTAAGCTTGCCGCAATCGCCGCTCGTGAATGGCTATGACGAGCAGTTCCCCAAAATGGGCCTGCGCTCATCGATGGATGCCGGACCGGCCAAACAGCGCCGCCGCTCCACCGCCGCCGTCACGCCGATCAGCATTCGCTTGGCGCTCACGAACGCCCAGGTGGAGACGCTACTTACATTCTGGAAGACGGATACGGGTGGCGGTGTCCTGTCGTTTACCTGGGTTCACCCGCGTACCGGAACTGCCGTCACAATGCGGTTCATCGCCGATCAGCCGCCCCATCCCCAGCCGCTCGATTCGGAAGATTTGTATTCCGTCAGTTTCCCGCTGGAAATCCTGCCTTAACTCTGAAGAAGGACTTGCACCATGGCCGTGACCATCACGTTCTATAACCATACCCGAAAGCTGTTTGCCAACGGCGAAGTCAATCTCGCTAACCTCAAGTTGATGTTGCTTGATCTCGACCTGACATCGCCTGCGGCGGTTTTCGATGCCACGGACACTACCATCGACGCATTAAGTGCGAATGAAGTAGACGGCGGCGGCTGGACGACCGGCGGCGAGGCGCTGGCAAGCGCTGCCGTTACGGTGGTAAACACTAACGAAGCCAAGCTGGATGCCGTTGATATCTCTGTCACGGCGACTGGCGTAGCCATCGGCCCGGCGTCATTTGGTGTGATCTACGACGATGACCAAGCTTCGCCGGCAGTCAAGAACTTGCTGTTTTTCGTCGACTTCGACGGCGCCAAGACGGCGGATGTAGGTGCGGACTTCGACGTTACCTTCGACGCCAACGGTATCCATCTGTGGAGCGCGCCGGCGTAAGAGCGCCCACGTCGCAATGAGCGAGTGCTAGAGTATGTCTCTGCACCAACGTCGCGTAATGATGGCCGACGACACGCTGACGCTGTACTACAAGATGCTCCACCATGCCGGAACGCCCATATCGGCGATAGTGAAACGCGGCCCCGTGCCGACTTTCACGCGCTCTGGCACGGCATGGTACTTCGATGAAAACGGCCTGCTCATTTCGGCTGGCACTGACGAACCACGTTTCGATCACAACTTCGCCGGTACGCCGCTCGGGTTACTGATCGAGCAGATTAGGATAAACGAGGCCCTCCATTCCCGCGACCGAACTCAAGCGGCATGGATCAACACGAACATAACCGCAGCCAAAGATGCGGTCGGGCTCGACGGTTCTGCGAACAGTTGTTCAACGCTGACGGCGACGGCCGCGAATGGGACAAGCCTACAGACGGTCACCAAGGCAGCGGAGGCTAATTCTTATAGCGTCTACATCAAGCGGAAAACCGGCACGGGCGATATCGACATCACGGTTGACGGCGGGACGACGTGGACAACGTGCACGGGATTGAGCGCCGTTGATTTCACAAGGTATTACGTTCTAGGCGCATCAGCGGCCGATCCGACGTTCGGCGTCAGGATCGTTGCGGATGGAGATGCGGTTATCGTTGATTGCGACCAACTTGAGGGGCCTGATCTTGGCCAGGCCCCCTATCCGTCAAGTCCCATCCTCACAACGACCGCAGCGGTGACGAGAAATTCTGAATTTCTTCTTTCGACGGATATGAGCTTCGTGAACCAGGATGCGGGCACGGTCTACATCTCCGGGAGAACGCCGCTAGTTCCGTCATCTGTTGTCGGCACCGGGTGGTTGTTCGTTCTCGACGACGGGGGGACCACCGATAATTTTTCTGTCGAACAGAGTATAAATAACCGTAGGTTCCAAGGAGAGTTCGTAAATTCCGCTGATACCGATGCGTTCGTGTTCGTCGCGGAGTCTGCTGACTCCGAAGATACCGAATTCGCCCTCGCCGTGCGCTATGCGGACGACGACGTGAACATTTCCGCCGATGGCGTCGCTGGGACAGAGGACACGAGCGTCGGCGTTCCGACGCCTGACCCGTTCACAACCATGCGGATCGGCCGGCGCTCGGCAAATAATTTCTTTAATGGGCATTTCCGTAGCATCAAATACTACGATGTTGCCAAGACGGACGCAGAAATGAATGCGTTAACCGCATGACGGGGTTGATCTTTCTCGATAAGCTGAATATTTCCGGGAAACCCTCCGGGCCTATGCGCGGCATGGCATTCCAAAGCGAAGCTGCTGGGGACATGTGGGACGAAAGTCTCAAGCCGCTATCTCAAGAAACGGAGATCGAAGGCACCGAGGAAACTTTCCTTCGGGAGACGTATTTTCCAACGCTGCTGTTCAATGGCGGATCGTCGGCTAATGGCCCGACGCCACGGATACTTTTGGATATCGAAAACTATGGGCATAGCGATAGCGAGTTTCACGACGCGGCGACCGTGGCGGATAGCAAGGCCAAATTCTTGCAGATGATTGCCATATGGCGCGATGTCCGGCCGGACTTGAAGATCGGCTGCTACAACGTCGCGCCCACGCCGAACCGTGACTGGGCTATAGGAACGATCGAGCAGAAAACTCAGTGGAAGGCGGATCAGGATGCGTTCAACGAAGTCCATGACGCATTGGATACGCTCTACGTTACCTGCTACGCACCGGAAATAGCCATTTGGCCCAAGGCTGACCACATAGAGTTCTTGAACGAGGTATTTCCCGAAGCCCGCCGCCTCGGGCCAAACAAGGAAATATTCGCTTATGTGCAGCCGTACCACAACTCCACTCCGTTCAGCATCATCGAGCATGAATATTTTCGGTCCATCCTAGACACGATTAAATCTCATGCCGACATGGGTGACTGCGATGGGGTCGTGTTCTGGGGATTCCAACAAACAGGCGGGTCATGGGCAGAACTACAAACGGCGGGGATAGTAGATACAATCAACCGCTTCGTGCGCGATTGGCACACTTGAAAGAGGGTTGAACGAATGCTACTCGATATCGTTAAAAAGGGGTCTACTGACAGATCGGTCACACTTTCTATCTATGACGATACGACCGGCCTTCCTGAAACTGGCGTCGTGTGGAATACCTCGGGCATCGACCTATGGTACCGGCGGGAGTCCTCGGCGCTGGTGTCCATCACGGAAGCCACGCTGGCCGCGCTGACCACGGCTCACACCGACGGCGGCTTTCTGCACATCGGCAACGGTGAGTATCGCCTCGATCTGCCGGACGCGGCCTTCGCGACCGGCGCCAATCACGTCGATATCGGCGGCACGGTGACAGGCATGATCGTAGAGGGTGGGCGCGTGCGGCTGGTTGACTACGACCCGGAGGATACGGTGAGACTTGGCCTGACGGCGCTGCCGAACGCCGCCGCTGACGCGGCTGGCGGGCTGCCGATCAGCGACGTGGGCGGACTGAATCTGGATGCGATCAAGGGTAAGACGGACAGTTTGACCTTTACGGTCGCGGGCAAGGCAGACGCGAATATCACGCACGTCAATGAAATCGAAGTCACCGGCGACGGCGGTATAGGAACCGAGTGGGGGCCGGCATAAGCTGGGGCACATCCTGGGGCACATCCTGGGGCACATCCTGGGGTGCCACCGCCGATAATGCTATCGTTGCCGTTCCCTTGGCTGAGACCGTGGCGCAGGCATTTGCGCCTGCGGTGGCGGCGGGTGCTTTTGCCGTCATTCCCCTGGCCGCGACGGAGACTGCGGCCCTTGCACCTACGGTGTCGGAGGCTGCTGTCGTTGCCGTGCCACTGGCTGAGACTGTGGCGCGCGCATTTGCGCCGGCAGTACAGGGAAATCTTGGTGTATCCGCTACAGCCAGGGCGGCGGTGTTCGCTCAGGAAACGGCTGAGGCATTCATTGTGCTGGTGACTATCGACCACGATGATCTGGCCTTGCCAATTCGCGTGTGCAGTGACGCGGTCGATATGGAAAGCCGGGGCAATACGTTCACGGCCATGCCCTTCGAGCGCGAACTGCCTGGCGAGGATGACACCGGAGTCTCCGCCGGGACGCTGGCTATCCAGAATGTGAGCCTGGAAATTACCGAGGCAATCCGCTCGATCAATACCCCGCCGAGCGTGCTGCTGGAGGTGGTGCGGGCGGCGGACCCGGATACGGTGGAAATGTCATTCGATAACATGCGCATTGCCGAAGTGCGCTGGGACGCGCTGATTGTGAGCGCCACCGTCGATGACGAGAATTTTCTATCCGAGCCCTACCCGAAGGACTCTTTCACGCCCGGGCTTTTCCCCGGCGTCTTCTGATGATCGCCCGCCAGCCGCCGGCGTGGGTTGGTGAGTACGTCGGCCTGCCTTTCGCTTCGCTGGGCCGGGACCGCGCGGGGTGCGATTGCTGGGGGCTTGTCCGCCTCGTGTTGGCCGAGCAATTCAGCATTGATCTGCCAAGCTATGCCGAGGATTACGAAGACGCGAACTCAGGCCGCAATGTGGCGCCGCTGATTGCCGCGCACAAGGATGACTGGCGGCAAGTCGATCAGGCGGACGTGTGCTTGGGCGACGTGGCCTTGCTGCGCACCAAGGGCTGGCCGATGCACGTGGGCTTGATCGTGGCGCGCGGGCGCATGCTGCACATCGAGGCGGGGATCAATGCGGTGATCGAGCGCCTGGACTCGCCGATCTGGCGGCAGCGGATCGTCGGGATATTCCGGCACCCGCAGATTGATCAAAAGAAATTAAGGTGCGCATGCCCGAGTCCTCTCTGATATCTCTGGAACCGGTTGACAGGATAACCGAAATCCTGGCGCCAGGCCAAGGGCTAGTCCGGGTCTCCGCCTGCCCGCACCCGTTCAGCATGGCTCGGGTGGACTTGTCCGTCGAGGCAGGCGCCACCCTGGCCGAGATATTCGCCCGGGCTCAGCCTGACGCGGTGCTGCGAAGGCATGCCCACGTCTTTGTCGGGGACCACTACATCCCCCGCGAAAATTGGCACCGGGTGCGGCCCAAGCCGGGCACAACCGTCAGCATTCGGGTAGTGCCGTCCGGCGGCGGCGGCGGTGGCAAGAACCCGCTGCGGACCATCCTGATGATCGCCGTGTTGGCGGCGGCGGTCGTCATCCCTGGCGCAATTTTCAGCGCGCCATTTTTGGCAACAGCCGGCGGTGCGCTGGCCGCGACAGGGCTCCAGGTGGGCATCGGCATCGTCGGCAGTCTGCTGGTCAATGCCATTGCCCCGCCGCCGCGTCCCGACCTGGGGCAACTGGCGGGCCCTAGCCGGGAAAGCCCGGTCTTCGGTATCGCAGGCGGCCGGAATGAGCTGCGCCCGTTTCAGCCGGTGCCGCGCGTCCTTGGCAAACACCGGTTGTGGGGGCCGAAGGGCGCCCGCGAATACACCGAGATCGTCGGCGACGACCAATACCTTCGTACCCTGATCGTCTGGGGATACGGCCCGCTGCTGCTAGAGGATTTCAAGATCGGCGAGACGTCGCTCGATGAATTCGATGATGTTGAAGTCGAGCATCGGCAGGGTTTCGACGGCGACGATCCGATCAGCTTGTTTCCGGATGATGTGTTTGAAGAGGGGTTGGCTATCGCGTTGCTCGCCGCCGATAGCTGGCAAGTGCGTACGACCCAGCCAGACGCCGATGAGATCAGCGTCGATGTGACGTTCTTGCAAGGACTTGTGGAATTCGATTCGCAAGGCGCCAAGAAAAGCCGCAGCGTCAGTCTGCAGGTGCAAACGGCGGTGGCCGGCAGCGGCTCTTGGTCGGCCTCCACGGCGATCAACGTATCGGCCAAAAGATCATCTGTTGTGCGCAAATCGGTGCGCCTGACCGTGACGCGCGGCCAGTACGACGTGCGCATTCGACGAGTCACGGCGGACACGACGTCGAGCAGCATTTTCGATGTGGCAACATGGACCTCGCTGCGGACGTTCACCAACGAGCCGCCTGTCAACATGGCCGGTGTGGCGATGACGGCATTGCGCATCCGGGCGACCAACCAATTGTCCGGCGTGGTCGATGCGCTCAACTGCGTCGCCACCTCAATCCTGGCGGACTGGGATGGCTCGGATTGGGAAACGGTGCGGCCAACCGCCAACCCGGCGTCGATCTATCGGGAGATCTTGCAAGGCGCGGCGAACGCTAACCCCGTGGCCGATGCGCGGATCGACTTGGCTACCCTGGAGGCTTGGCACGAGATCAACACCGCTGCGGGGCGCGAATTCAATGCGGTCATCGATACACCGATCTCGGTGCGCGACCTACTTGCTGCGGTTGCCGCCTCCGGACGTGCCAGCTTGCGGCGGCGGGACAATAAACGGAGCGTCGTTTTCGACGAAGCACAGAGCACGGTTGTCCAGCATTTCACGCCGCGCAATTCGCTCAACTTCAATGCCACGCGCGTCTACGCGGATATGCCGCATGCCCTGCGCGTTACCTTTTTCAATCGAGAGCAGGGCTGGCAGGCTGACGAACGGATCGTCTACCGCGACGGATACGATGCAGGGACCGCAACGAAATTCGAAGGCTATCGTCCGTTCGGCATTACCGATCCGGCACATATCTGGAGCGATACCCGTTATCACATGGCGGTCGCCGAATTGCGTCCGGAACGCTACGAGTTCGAAACCGACATCGAACATATCGTTTGCACCCGTGGCGATCTGATCGAGATCACCCATGACGTGCTGTTGGTCGGCCGGGCCAGCGGGCGGATCAAGTCGACGATAACCGACGGCGGCGGCAACATCACCGGGATCGTCAGCGATGAAGTGCTGCCCATGGAGGCCGACACGGACTATGCGTTGATCGTGCGAACGCCGGGCGGACGGGTGAGCGCGCCTGTGGTCACCGACGCCGGGGAGCAAACCACGGTCACCCTGTCGCCAGCCTTGGCGCCTGGCGCGGTGGCCGCTGGCGATCTATTCGGTTTCGGCGAGGCCGGATTGGAGACGATCCGATCTCTGGTCTATTCGATCCGGCGGCTTAACGATGAAGCGGCGATCATCACGGCGGTGCCGGAATCCGCCGCGGTCTATACTGCCGACACGGAAGCCATCCCGGCCTTCGATTCCAAACTCTCGCCGTTGGTCGGCCAGAACAAGCCCTTCGTCATTTCGGCGCGCTCGGATGAAACGGTGATGGTACGAGCCGCCGATGGCTCGCTGGACTCGCGCATTCTGATCGCCTTGGGGGCGCCGGGGTCGCTCGCGCTCTCACGAATCTCCGGTATAGAAGTGCAGTTTCGGCCAAGCACATCGGATGGATCATGGCTTCCGTTAGGCCCGTTTCCTCGCGACACACGTGAGATATCGGTGGCCCCAGTGGAGGACGGCGTGTCCTACGACGTGCGTCTGCGCTACGCTTTCATAGGCGCCCCGCCGGGCACTTGGACGCTGATTTCCAATCACAACGTGCTCGGCAAATTGACGCCGCCGCCTGCGGTTGAGGAATTCTCAATTTCTAGGTTGGCCGATGGGACGCGCCGGTTTTCCTGGGCGGCCTCGACCATCCCGCCGGATGTGGTTCTGGGCGGCGGCTTTGTCATTCGTTACAAGACGGGCGCGGGCGGAGCGTGGGCAGACATGACGCCGCTGTTCACACAAGGACTGTTGAATACCAGCCCGGTTGAAACCAATGAGCTTGTCGCCGGCACGTATACCTTCGGGATCAAGATGGTGGATGCCTTCGGCAATGAATCAACCAATGCGAATTTGATTGAGGCAACCATTGGCGATCCGCGTTTGCGCGGGGTTATCCATCAGCGTCAGGAATTCTCGCTCGGCTTTCCCGGGACTCTGGTCGATTGTTTCCTGAATCCTTCTGGCCATGCGGAGGCGATGGGCGACGCCACGACCGGCACCTGGGATGATCTGCCTAACACCTGGGATGAGTTGGCGGACACATGGCGCGGCATTGTGACGAATCGTTCGCCGATCACCTACACTACCGAGGTCATTGATCTGGGCGCTGATCTGCGCTTCACGCCGTCGGTCACCTTCGACGGGCTCGGCACACCGACGATCACCATGGAGACAGGCACGGATGCCGATGGCGAGCCAACTGGCGGCTTCGTATCATTGGCGAGCGTTGTGGCACGTTACATACACCTTAAGGCAAGCATTGCCGGGACCACGCCGCTGATCCGCGATCTAGTGACATTCCTCGATGGCGAGACAGTGATCCAGGATGTCGAAGATGTTGATACGTCGGCAGCGAGTGCCGGCCGGTTTGAGCGCATCGACACAGGGCATTTCAAATACGAGAGCGATGGACGTTTTGGGTCTATCATCACCGCGAAGGTGGTGGCTTTCCAGAATACCGGAGCTGGAGGGTGGCACGTTGATCTGCTCAGCAAGGCAACCACGATCACCGGGGGTAGTCTGCCCGCTGCAGAGTTCAAGATATATAAGGATATATCAGGCACTTGGACGCTCCAGGATGCGACTGTCGATTTGGAACTGAAGGGGTTCAAGGTTTAGATGGCAAAATCATTCCCGGCTGATGTCAGCAACACCAAGGTGGACGAGGGCGGCGACGATCCAAAGCTGGCGCGCGTCGATCTGCTCGATCTAATAGACAAATTCAATACGACTCTGGCAACCCTTGCGCCGCTGGCGGCGATGGTTGTGGGCGATGGCCTGACGGTCACCGACAATGGCGCCGGTAACGCCGATACGCTGATCGCCACCCCAGCGCCAAACGCGACACTGCCGCGCGGCCACCTGACTGGGCTGAAACTCAGCAATAACACAACCGACGCAACCAACGACATCGACATAGCGGAAGGGCAGTGTCGGTCAAAGGACAATGCCGAGGATATTATCCTAGCAAGCGCCTTGACGAAACGAATCGATGCGTCCTGGGCGGTCGGTTCCGGCAACGGCGGCTTGGATACCGGCGCGGTCAGCAGCACCGGTACATATCACGTCCATGCCATCCTACGCAGCGACACGGGCGTAGTGGACGCCCTGTTCTCGCTGAGCCCAACCGCGCCGACCCTGCCAGCGAATTACGATCTCAGCCGGCGTATCGGGTCGTTCATGCGCGTCAGCGGCGTCAACGTACCGTTCACCCAGCGCGGTGACGAGTTTCTGCGCAAGGTTCCGATCAATAGTGTCAATGCGTCCAACCCCGGAACCTCGGCGGTCGCGGCCACGCTGCATGTTCCAACTGGGGTGCAGGTGGACGCTCTTTTCAGTTCAATGTACTTTGAGGGCGGGGACGACTCCTACTTACTGTTCACGTCGCTGGATCAGACCGACACGGCACCCTCCGCGACCGTCTTTTCCATTGGGCATCATATATCCGGCACTCAGAAAAGCGGGCAATTCCGGATCAGAACGAATACCTCCGCCCAGGTTCGATACAGGGTATCCTTTTCCGGGATTAATACTGCCGTCAAAATCACAGCCCACGGCTGGATCGACCGCCGCGGCCGGGATGACTGAGAGGGAACAATGAGAAACATGCCCACGGTAATTCTGGCGGCGGCACTCTTCCTGGCGGGGATGGCCAGCCCGGCACCTGCCGTCGGGCAAGTCTCCCAATGCGACACGCGCACCAAGGTGCTCGGCCATCTCGCCAACAAGTATCAGGAAGCCCCGGTCGCCATCGGCGTGACCAGCTCGGGCGGCCTGGTGGAAGTGCTGTCCACGGGCGACGGCAACACCTGGACCATTATCATGACAAGCCCACAGGGCATGTCGTGCCTGATCGCGGCGGGAGAAGGCTGGCGCGGGGTGCCGGCCGTGCCCGTGGGCCCCGATACGTGACGGATCACCGTGGGGGCCGATCTGCTGATCCGATTGGAGGCATAATGAGCGACGCACAAACGGATCGAGCGGCGCGGCAGAAGGTCGTCGATTGGGTGTGGCTCACCTTGTCGTCGCGGTTTGCGATGATCCTGATGCCCTTCGTCCTGGCGGCGATCGGCGCCATCGCATTGGAATGGCGTGCCGACTTCAAGGCGGCGCAAGTCACCGCGCAAGCGACGGCCCTGGAGACGGCGCGGGTGCTGGAGCGGGTGACCATCCGCCAGGAAGCCTTGACCAAGAACGACGACAGGCAGGACGCGCAGATCGACCGGCTGTGGCGGCGCTTTCGCGGCGGGGCGGCGGAATGACCGATATCGTCAGCATCCTGGAAAAAGAAGAGGGCTTTGTCCCCCACGTCTACAAAGACCACCTGGGGTACTGGACGATCGGGCACGGCATTCTGGTCGATGAGCGCAAGGGCGGCGGGATCACCATCGAAGAAAGCCGCTATCTGCTCAACAACCGCCTGGCCCTGATACGAAAGGCCCTTGATAGGAAAATCAAGTGGTGGACCACGCAGCCGGAGCCCGTCCAGGACGCCCTGGTTCTGATGGCCTACCAGATGGGCGTGGAGGGGGTCTGTGGTTTCAAGACGATGCTGAGGTGCCTGGAGGCCGGGGAACTGGAGAAGGCCGCTGGTGCCGCCCTGAATAGCCGCTGGGCCAAGGTCCAGACGCCCGCCAGGGCCAAGCGCGTGGCCGCGATGATCCGGGGGGAGTGAATGGCTACGGAAAACGGTACGCCTGCTCACGGTCACAAGAAATTTGGCATGGCCTCGATCACGGCGGTCGGGGGCATAGCTGCCGGGCAGGAAGTGATCAAATTCGCCTGGGATCAGATGGCGGCCGTGGCCCTGTACAACGGCTTTCCGCTAACCTCGATGGCCGATGAGATGGCGGCGAACATCGTCACCATATGCGTCCTGGGCGCATTCTACTGGACCAGGGAACAATAACGGAGACATATCAAATGGTTACGACCTTCGATAAAGCAATTGTGGCCGTTCTTAGTGGCTTGTTTTTCTTTCTGGGCCAGTTTTTCGGTATCGGCTTCTTTGCCGACATGAGCCCCGAGACGTTCACGGCCATCGCCGGCGCGGTCACGACCGTGCTTGTCTGGCTGGTCCCGAACGCCGCGCCGCCAGCGGCATAACGACGTTATGCTCACCACCGTCCTAGCTGGACTCAAGGCGGTTGGCGGCTTCTTTGTCGGAGCCGCCAACGCCGCCTTCAAGTGGGCCGGGTTCTTCTTTGTCTACCGGCTTGCCATCAGACGAGAGCGGCAGCGGGCGGCGGAAACGACAGGAAAGATCCAAGATGAGCAGCTTAAAATTGCGGCAAAGCCTCCTTTGCATAGGTCTACTCTTCTTGAGCGGATGCGGGGCCGCAAGCGTACCGAGTAGCTGTCCGCCGCCGCGCTGGGCGGATGAAAAAGTAGCCGAGGAATTGGAGAACGTGCCCTATGACGGGTACGAGGATTTCTGGCAATTCATGTCCGACATAGAGACGTTGAATCGGCAGTTGGAGGTTTGTCGGAAATGAAAGCTGCGGCGCTCTACGCCGCCGAATGCGAGAGGGACTAGGCCATGCTGTCGAAACAGACCACCGGTATCCTGTCGGCCGTCGTCCTGGTGGCCGCCGCCGCTGCGGCCTTCGGCATCACCGACCTGCGCTTCTGGGCGCGGGCCGGGGACCTGCGGCAAGTGGCCGCCGACTCCTATACGAGCCAGCTCACCCAGATCTCCATCGTGCTGACGCAATTGCGCACGCAACTGGATCAATGCCGGGCGGTGCCTGGCGCGAACTGCACGGCGCTGATCGAGCAGCTGGTCTATCTGGAGGCCGAGCGGCAGCGGCTGAGCGGGCTGAAGGCCAAGCACGGCAGCTAGGGCGTTCGCTTTTGGACCATAATTACCTCCGCAGGGGACTGCCGCCTTGAGGCGACAGGGGAATGCGGCGCCGCCGCTTGGGTTGTGGGGCACGGCGCGTCGTGGTACGAAGTGCGAACCCGCCTCGCGCGTTAACGCTCGGCGGGTTCTTGACCAACGATCCGCTGGAACCGGAACGAAAGCCCGCCGCATGATAATCAGCTACAAGCTTCGGCTCTACCCCAATCGCGCCCAAGGCGACGGCCTCACCGTCATGCTCGGCGCCTTCTGCGACCTGTACAACGCGGCGCTGCAACAGCGCATCGAGGCATACGACCGGCAGGGCAAGAGCCTCAGCTTCGTCGATCAGTCCAACGAGATTCGTGCCGTTCGCGACACCGACGCGCGGTTGGCCGGTTTCAGCTACACCGCCGAGCAGCAGGTTCTCCGCCGCCTCGATAAGAGTTTCAAGGCGTTCTTCCGCCGTGGCCGGGGCTTCCCCCGCTTCCGCTGCACCGCCCTGCCATGATGTGATCTGGCCGTTCCCGTTCTTGTAGATGATGCCGACGCCTTCTGGAGTGGTGAAGCGAAGGACCTCATAGGGATTGGTGATCTTCTCGATAGCCGACCCTCGCTCGATCAACCATTTCGTGAAGGCCGAGCGGCGCTTGGCGAACTGCGCGATGGTTACTAGCAGGGTCACGGCTCGACTCCCGGGCGTGAGGCGCCGTGGCTCTGGCAATAGTCCGTGTTCGGGCCCGGCCCTTGGATGGCATGGCGGCGGCACAGCGGCTTGTCGCAGGCGCCGGCCGGTGTTGGCCAGTC